GAAAGTGAAAAACTGGAAGAAGAAAATAAAGGAGTTGGAAGATGAATAAGCAGGACGCATTAAAACAAATTGAAGAGCAAAGAGACATGATTTTGGAACTACATGGTTGGGGTGTATTTGGTTATATCAAAGGAATTATTAATCAACTTGATGAACCGCAAAAAATTGAACTTCCGAAAGTTGATTTTAAAAAATCCCAAAAAATCAAAGTTCCGCAGTTTGTGGCAGATTGGATTGAGGTTTGTAAAGAACATTTAACAACTAGTCTATATACTGCTATGAATCCAAACTTTATGAAAGAAAACAACCAAAGTTTCGATCTTATATTATGGATTAAAAAGGCGAGCAACCAAGACCTCTTCGCTCGCGCATGGCTTGATGGCTACGAGGTCGGGAAAGAGAAGCGGTATCGGGTTAAGATTAAAGGGAATATTAAAGAAAATATGTTGGTTTATGGAGAACTTTTGGAAAGGTATTTCTTTACAAAAAGATTTAGTTTAGACAATGCTATATATTCCCACACCCGCAAAGAACTAGAAGAAGCGGATTTCGGCTGGGTATTTGATTGCCCAGGTATTGAGATTGAGGAGGTGGAATAGATGGATATAAAAGATTTGGAAAAAGCAGGAGAAATCAGGCAACAGATTAAAGAACTTGAAAAGTTCATCAACCACAAAAAAACGCCCCTTGAAGAAGCTTTAATATTGAGACAAGATCCGAAATTTAGGTTATCAATTAAAAATTGTACATTTTATTCTGATACAACGTTATTTATTACATCTGAAGTTTTATCGGATGCGATTAAGGTTGCTTTGACGCGAACAATCGAGGATTTAAAAGAGCAGTTGATAGAGTTAGGAGTTGAAGTAGATTGAAACGATTCATAGCTATCTGGATTCTGCTATCTGCTGGACTAAACATCTGGCAGAGTATCCAGATTAAGAAATTAGAAGAAAAACGCCCAATTATCGTCTATAAAGCTGATAATCAAGGCGCAGAAATCAAAGGTAAAGTCGTCCACAAAGAGAAGATTGGCGAACTCTACACGGTCACAATACAGAATTACGGCATTTTCGTAGTCACGCAAACAAGCTACGAAACTTTAAGGATTGGAGACGAGGTGAGATTATGAGACCGAAATTTAGGGCGTGGGGAGTAGAGAGAGATCCTGGTTTAAAACAACCAGCACCCAAAATGCATCGCAATGTATCAGTTGTAACTACTTATACAGAGGGTATTACATTTGTTTTGACTGATTTCAACATGTGGGGAGATGATGAATATAGCGGGTCGATTATTGATGATGCTATCCTCATGCAATCAACAGATATGGTTGATAGGAATGGCAAGATTATCTTTGAAGGTGACATAGTCAAAATGGCCAAAGATGTCTATTCTGAACCGACTTATTACGAGGTTGTAAGACATAGAGGTGGAGCATATCGTCTTGAATCCAAACAACACGGATGTGAATTGTGGTTACGACATACTGATTGCGAGGTTGTTGGGAATGTGTATGAAAACAAGGAGTTACTAGATGCCTGACGTAGAATGGATTATGGAGAATTGCCACATGATGCGTGATAACGGAGTCTGGGCAGGAGAGAAGCAAATTTCCTACGCTAGTCCAGATGGGAAATACACGTATTACGTGAATAAGCGCAAAGATGGCACTTATTATTTACATGGCGCAAGTAGACATTATGGGAGGAATTGATATGACAGACAACATAAACAAACCAAGCCACTATCAAGGCAGATACAGCATGGAATCTATCGATGTTTTAAGGAACTTTATGACAGACGAGGAGCTGAGAGGGTTCTATATGGGTAACAGTTTGAAGTACATACTACGACATCCGAAGAAAAACGGTCTTGAAGACCTAAAAAAAGCCAGAAAGAATCTTGACTGGCTAATCGAGGAGATGGAACATGAGTGAGTACGCTTTATATCAAGGTGATGTGTTCATAACGTTGGGTACTCTTGCTGAAATTAGCAGAGAAACGGGTATCGCTGAAAAGTTGTTGAGATATTATGCTTTTGCATCGTATAACAAACGGCATCCAAATGGTAGGAAATTAATTGAAATTGAGGTGGATGATGATGGATAGGAAACATTTTTCGGAACAAATTAGATTATGGCGACAAGCCAAAGGTCTATCTCTAGAAGAGGCTTCAAAGAGATTTGGTGTTAGTCCTAAAACATTTCTTGATTGGGAACGAGGGATGATACCAAGCAATCGTCAGAAAGAACGTCTGTCAAAAGAGTTAGGATTGGATAAAGATGTTTTATTCAAGAAGTGTGAGGTCGAAAAACTAAATGCTCTTTTGAAAGAAAAACGTTTGGAATATGGACTCACTCAAGCTGAATTAGCTAAGCATTTGGGATATTCTTCACCAACCATATGTCGATGGGAGAAAGGTGTGGAAATTTCTGAATATGAGGCAGAAGATATCTGTACTTTCTTTGGGATTGAGGTGTATGATTGACAGTAGATATTAAACAGAGATTGAAGAGATTGCCCTATGCTAATATTAAGATAAAATCATTGCATAGACAGATAAGTAGTTTAAGGTCAGGAGTTTTAAGAGGGCAATCCTTTGATAGTATGCCTAAGTCCAAAAGCAATGAGAATCAAACTGAAGAGTTTAACATTAAAATGATTGATAGGTCTGATGAACTGTTTAAGGAAATCGAGAAGATTTATAAAGAACAGGATGAACTTATCAGGGCTATTGAGTCAATTGAAGATCCATTTGAGAATATCGTGATGCGTCTACTATACATTGACGGCTTGTCTTGGAATGAAGTGCAGATACAATTAAGATGTAGTCGCAGTACGATTAAACGGGCTAGAGAAAGCGCGCTAAAAAGTTTATCCAAAAATGGTACTAATCGAACTAAATGACACTTTCAAAGTGATAAAATAGTATTATCAGCTGAAGGCGGTAAGCGCACTGATGACTCCTTATATTTTTCATTTTTATTTTCGAGGTTTCGGCCTCGTTTTGGCGGTGACAGGTAAGTGGTTTCTCTCCTATGTTTTTCAACATTCGGTTCGATTCCGGACATCGCCATCAACTTATTAAAGGTCGCACATCGTGTGGCTTTTTTTGATTTTTTGAATGGAGGTGATGGAAAATTGAGTGGATTGAGAATAAAACAAAAGAGATTTGCAGATGAGTACATCATCTCAGGCAATGCGACGGAAGCTTATAAGAAAGCGGGTTATAGTGCTTCTAGTGATAGGGTGGCAGGTGTCGAAGGACACAAATTACTAAAAAATCCTAAGATTAAAAGCTATATAGATGAACGACTGAAACAACTTGATTCTGAAAAAATCGCAGATCAGCAAGAAGTTCTTAGTTATCTAACTTCAGTAATGCGAGGGCAAACACAAGAACAAACTCTATGCAGTATTGGCGAACTTGGCCAACAAGTTATCGATATCGACGTCGGAGCAAAAGATAGAATCAAGGCGGCTGAACTTTTAGGAAGACGTCATAGGCTTTGGACGGATAAGCAAGAAATCACTCAACGAACTATCGAAATCAAGGTAGGTGATTGGGATGCTGACGAAGACTAGACCCAAAATCAACATTGTCATTGACAGGCCTAGCAGAGTCTTCAATAAGCATATATTCGATAAATTATATGATTATTCAACGTTTACCGAAGTCCACTACGGTGGAGCTTCTAGTGGCAAAAGTCATGGCGTCATTCAAAAGGTTGTATTTAAGGCTTGTCAAGATTGGAAATATCCACGTAAAATACTTTTTTTGCGTAAAGTCGGGTCGACGGTCTATGACTCGATTTTTGAAGATGTGAAGCAATGTTTAGATAATTGGCAGTTACTTGATAAGTGCAAGGTTAACAATTCAGCTTATCGCATTGAGTTGCCAAACGGTGCACAGTTTATTTTCAAAGGGTTAGACAATCCGGAGAAAATCAAGTCTATCAAGGGTGTTTCAGATGTGGTCATGGAAGAGGCTTCTGAGTTCACGCTAGACGATTACACACAACTTACGCTTCGTCTTAGGGATAAGAAACACAAGCAGAAACAAATCTTTTTGATGTTTAACCCAGTTTCAAAAGTCAACTGGACCTACAACGCTTTTTTTGTTAAAAAACCAAAAAATACGGTTGTTTATCACACATCCTACAAAGATAATCGTTTTTTAGACCAGGTCACAATTGAGAATATCGAAGAACTGGCCAACAGGAATGAAGCTTATTATAAGATTTATGCTTTGGGTGAGTTTGCCACACTTGATAAGTTGGTTTTTCCAAAATATGAGAAACGATTACTTAATAAAGACGAGCTGGCGCATCTGCCGGCTTATTTTGGTCTTGACTATGGATTCATCAACGACCCGTCAGCCTTGCTTCATGTAAGAATAGATGATACGAACAAGCGTTTATATGTCGTTGAGGAATTCGTAAGAAAGGGATTGACAAATGACAAGATTGCAGAAAGTATAAAGGCCCTTGGGTATGCCAAGGAGCAAATCAGAGCAGACTCGGCTGAAAAGAAATCGAATCAAGAATTGCGGAATCTTGGGATTCCTCGGGTTATTGATGTGCAGAAAGGTCCTGGATCAGTCATGCAGGGAATCCAGTATCTCTTGCAGTATGAATGGATAGTCGACGAGCGATGTGTGAAGCTGATTGAAGAACTAGAAAACTACACTTGGAAAAAAGACAAGAAGACAAATGAGTACATCAACGAGCCAGTAGATAGCTATAATCACTGCATCGATGCGATTAGATACGCTTTGCAAGATAGGATATATAAAACAAAAATCAAACTATTCAAAGGAGGTTTTTAAAATTGGCAAAAGTTTTTGTTAACAAACGAAAAGTCATTACAACAACAAGCGATGAAGTGACTGAAGAAGTCGTTACTGAAGCGATTAGGCTACACATGAGCAAGCTAGTCAAGAACTATGTTGAGAACGAGGATATGTATCTTTCACAACATGAAGTCTTGAAAATGTCTAAAAAAGATAGCTGGAAGCCAGACAATCGTCTGGTTTTTAATTACGCTAAATATATTGTCGATACGTTTACAGGATATCAAATCGGTGTCCCAGTTAAAATTAAGCACGAAGACGAAAACGTGAACGAGTTTGTCGCTGATTTCCGTAAAATTAACGACATGGAAGATTCAGAGTTTGAGCTTGCTAAGATGTCTAGTGTGTTTGGTCATACGTTTATTTATGTTTATCAAGATGAATACAAGCAGACTAGAGCGACCTATAACAGCCCGATAAATATGTTCATTGTGCATGATAATAGCATTGAAGAACGTCCACTATTTGCAGTGAGATACACGTTTAACGAGAATAGCCAAAAAAATGTTGGACAAATTATCACGAATGACGAAGTGATTGAGGCTACTTTTTCAAATGGAGGTTCGGTACGTTTTGGTGAACGTACTCAGCATATCTATAGTTCTATTCCAGTTGTTGAAGTAATCGAGAACGAAGAACGACAAGGTATTTTTGAGAGTGTTAAGACTTTGATTAACGCTTTGAATAAGGCAGCAAGTGAGAAAGCGAATGATGTAGATTATTTCGCAGATGCTTACTTGAAAGTGTTGGGTGTTGAACTGCAAGATGAAGATGCTAGTCAAATCAGAGAGAATAGGATTTTCAACCTTTGGAAGAATGGCGACGGACCTTTGCCTGAAGTGAATTTCCTTGAGAAACCAAGTTCAGACACGACTCAAGAGAACCTTATCAGCTTACTGAAAGAGTCTATATTTGCTATTTCTATGGTCGCTAATATGTCAGAATCTGAGTTTGGAAATTCATCTGGTACTGCTCTTGCCTTCAAACTGCAAGCAATGGATAACCTTGCTCGGATGAAAGACAGAAAACTACAATCTGCATTTAATCGCTTGTATCAAATTGTATTTAGCGTACCTTTGACAACTGTTTATGAGGATGCATGGTCTGGTTTGACTTATACATTCACTAGAAACGTTCCAAGAAATATCCTTGAAGAAGCGCAGATTGTTGGACAGTTATCTGGACAAGTTTCAGAAGAAACCAAGCTATCTGTTTTATCCATTGTCGATGATCCAAAACGTGAAATTGAGAGAATGGAGCGGGAAGAGGAAGCTATGGGCGACCTTGAAAGTCGCTTAGAGAAGCAAAAAATTTACTCAGACGCTGAATTTGACGATAGCAAGAAAGTTATAGCAGATGTTAACGAATAAGTATTGGGAAGATAGATATCGTGCAGAAGAACGTGCTAGAGAACTAGCAGATAAGAGAGTAGCTTATCAACTACACGGTGTCTATCAACAACATGCTAACAATATTCAAAAAGAAATCGATAGTTTTTGGCAAAGATACGCTGATAAAGAAGGTATCACTAAGCTAGGAGCTAAACAGAGAGCTGATAGACTCGATATGGTCACTGTTGAGTTTAAAGCTAAACAATTAGTTGAACGTGCTAATCGTTTAAGAAAACGTGGTCAGAAAGTGACGTTGAGAGATTTTTCCAAGACAGAAAACGACTTGATGAAATTGTATAACTTGAAGATGAAGACAAGTCGTCTTGAAGTGTTGCAAGCTAATATCCAGCTACATCAGTATGATTTAGCTTTGAGTGAGTTTGAAATCATTGATAAACATTTAACCGAATCAATCAGACGTGAAAATCTTTTCAACTCTGGTGTTTTAAGAGGTACCCTGGGCAATTTCGATAGCTCTAAAGTCTCAGCAGATAGCCTTGTTTTTGCTAATTTTAATGGGGCAACCTGGTCTAATAGATTTTGGACAAGACAGAATGAATTACGAAATGTTGTAAAAAAAGGCGTTGCTGATACTGTATTGAGAGGTAAAGGCACAAATGTTCTGATTAATAACCTTAAAAAAGAGTTTGATGTCTCGTATGGCTACGCTAGACGGTTAGCAGTAACGGAATCGGCAAGGGTATACTCAGAGGCTCAGAAAGCTAACTATGAAGCAAATGGTGTTGAAGAGTTTGAAATCATGACTGAATTAAAAGCGTGTCAGATTTGCCAACCGTTCAATGGGAAGATATTTAAAGTATCTGAGTTAGTTCCAGCGTTGAATGTACCACCATTTCATCCTAACTGTCGGTGTACGACTGTTCCGCATTTTAGGAAAAAGCAGAGCAATGCTGATGAACAAACGATTTTTAATATCGATTTTCCGGATTACATTAAAAAAGTTTTAGATAATGAATTTTCGATAAAAGGTCAAAATGTTGTTTTACGTAAAGAACGATTAGACCACATTTTGGAAGGCCATTCAGATATCGGAACTGATGTGCCTAATGTATTAAAAAGAACTATACTGAAACCGGACTTAATTTTAAAAGATAATAAAAACGATCAGACAGCTATGTTTGTAAAAAAAGATAGTATAAACCTAGTAAATACAATCGTTAAGTTATCAAATGCAAATAATTACGATAACTCGGTTATAACAGCATTTAGAATATCTGATAAACGATATAACCGTTTGTTAAAAAAGAACACTGCTTTACTTAAACGAGATGATATGTTATAATTAGAGCAATTAGAAGTGGTGAAGTAGAGATTTAGTGTTCCTACGCACCCATGAGGTAGAAGAGATGGCGGGACAGACACACCGCCCACTGCTCTAATTAGCATCTATGTACAAGCATAGATGCTTTTTTTGATAAAATCTAACCGCCTCGGTTTCGATGCGGTTTTCTTATACTCTAACCGTATGGAATTACGTACGGTTTTTATATTGTCCGAACTTTGACGACATAAAAAGCCAAGGATATCAGTCCACTCGGACTTAAAAGGAGGGCCTGAAATGGCAGAAGAACAAAAAACAACTGTAGAAGAACCAAAAGAAGAGCAAGTCGACACTCAACAAGAGGTGGAATCTACAGAGAAGACATTTACGCAAAGTGAAGTTGATGATCTAATCAAGAAACGCTTGGCTAAACAAGAAAAGTCATTCGATAAACGAATGCAAGAAAAGCTTGATGAAGCCGAAAAACTACGTCAGATGAACGAAACCCAGAAAGCAGAGTATGAGCAGGAAAAACAAAGAGCATATATTGCTGAACTGGAAGCTAAAATCAATCGTAGCGGACTAGAGCGAGAAGCTTCTAAAATGCTCTCTGAGGGCGGTATTGCAGTTGATGATAAAATCCTAGGCCTTGTCGTTAAAGATACCGCAGAGAGCACGCAGGAGGCTGTAAAAAGCTTTGTAGCTTTGGTGAATGACTTAGCCGATAAGAAAGTCGGTGAGAAATTAAAAGGTAAGACGCCGAAGAAGATGGAAGATACTTCAGCTGGTGAAATTACCAAAGAACAATTTAACAGAATGGGTTATCAGAGTAGAAATGAACTGATCCAAAACAACCCAGAACTTTATCATAAATTGAAAGGATAATAGACAATGACACAAACTAAACTTGCACAGATGATTAACCCTGAAGTGATGGCTGATATGGTATCGGCTAAACTTGACAAAATGATTAAATTCACACCACTTGCTTATGTTGAGCGCATGCTTGTTGGGCAACCAGGTACTACTATCACAGTTCCTAAATGGGTATATTCTGGAGATGCTAAAGATGTAGCTGAAGGTGAAGCTATCACTCCTGACCAATTGACTACTAATAAGTCTACAATGACAATCAAGAAAGCTGGGAAAGGTATCGAACTTACTGACGAAGCAGTTCTTTCTGGTTACGGTGACCCAATTGGCCAAGCTACACATCAAATTGCATTGGCAATTGCTAACAAAGTAGATAATGATTTGGTTGAAGAAGCTAAAAAAGCTACTCAATTCGTAGCTGAAGCACCTACAACTGGTGATGCACTTGATAAAGCCTTGGCAGTGTTCGCAGATGAAGAAGATGCTCGCTATGTTGCTCTTATCAATCCAGAAGATGCTATCGCTTTGCGTAAAGATACTGCTAAAGAATGGGTTCGTGGTTCAGAAATCGGCGCTAACATCGTTGTATCTGGAACTTTCGGCGAAGCACATGGTGTTCAAATCGTACGTTCTAAAAAAGTTGACAAAGGCAAAGGCTTCCTTGTTAAAGTTTCAGCTACTGACACAGATACAGATGATGTTGCTAAATACGGAGCGTTTGTAATCAATCTTAAACGTGATGTAGCTATTGAAACAGATCGTGACATCCTTAAGAAAACTACTGTTATCACAGGGGATGAACACTACGGTGTATACTTGTACGACCCGTCTAAAGTCGTAAAATTTGGGGGTGCTTAATGGGTATGATGTTACGACGACATCATCCTAAAAAGCCTGCCGAAAGTCAAGAAGTTGTTAATTATAGCGATTTAACGGTTAAAGAGTTAAAAGATGTAGCGAAAGACCGCAATATCGAAGGATACTCTACGCTAAATAAAGAGGAACTTATCTCAGTTTTGGAGGGGTAATATGAATTATATCTCTCAAGCTAAAACATTGTTAGGGATTAACGATGATTTACAAGATACGTTGCTTGAAACCATCGCAACGTTAACAACTTCTCATTTTTTGGCTTATGCTGGTGTTGGTGATGTCCCAAATGGACTTGAGTATATCATTACTGAGGTCATGATTAAGCGTTTTAATCGTATTGGAGCTGAAGGAATGGCAAGTCATTCGCTGGAAGGTGCTTCAATGACGTTTAGCGTTGATGATTTTAAAGAATACGACAGTATTATAAAGCGTGTTTGTTCAAAGACGTTCTCAGCGGGGTTTAAAATGCTATGAGATACAACGACCGAATAGAAGTTATCACAAAAAAAGAAGAAGTATATGATCCAGAGACGGGAGAATACACTTCAAATGATGATGAACGCTTGATTTTCCCAGCTTATGTTATGGATTTAGGTCTTAATAAGCAGGTTGCTATTTTTGGAGAGTACAAAAGCGGTTCGAAAGTGGTTTATTTTCAAAACAAACCGTCTATCTCATTTAGTTACCTCATTTATCGCAATGAACGCTATAAATGCAGAGCGGACAAACAATCTGGTACAGTTTTTTACTTAGAAAAGGATAATTCCATTGAGCGTTAACTTTGAATTTCGAGGTCTTGATAAACTGCAGCAAAAGTTGAAAACAGTAGCTAAAATGCAAGAGGTTGAGCAACTTGTAGAAAAACATGGTGCTGAAATGCAGAAAAAAGCCGTCAAGAATGCTGAGAGATTTAGAGGGCATTATGAAGGTAGAGGGTCGAAAAAACATTTTGTTAAACCGACTGGAGCTACCAAACGTTCAATTTCTGTAAACAGTAGCAAGCTAGATAGGTTTAAGTACAGGGTCGCCCCTGGTACTGAATATGCGGTATATGTAGAATTGGGAACTCGTAAAATGAGTGCTCAACCATTTATTAAACCAGCTTTTGACCAACAAAAAGAACTTTTCAAGCGTGATTTGGAAAGGTTGGTGAAATGAAATCAAGAGAGCAAGCGATTTTTGACAGTATGTTTAAACGTTGTCTTGAATCAGGATATAAAACCTATGACTACAAACCAGACGATAATGCATCTTATCCATTTGTTGAATTTGAGGACACAACAACCAATCATGTTCCTAATAAAACGGATGTGAAAGGTACTGTAGAGCTGGTATTGTCAGTTTGGGGAAATCGAAAAAAACGAAAACAAGTTTCAGATATGTGTTCGAGTATTTTTTCAAAAGCGACAACTTTGAATGAAGCAGACGGTTATCATCTTGCTTTAAATATTTCTCAGTCGACTATTTCGCTTTTCGATGATAATACGACAATCGAACCACTGAAACGTGGTCGTATTCGTTTAGTATTTACAATTTTATAGAAGAAGGAGGGCAAGAAATGCCTATTGCAAAAAAAGGGATTGACAGTATCCTATTGTTTCGTGTATTAAAAGATGCTAAAACTGCTGAAGGAACTAAATTAGCGTTCCAGACTGAGCATTCAACAGAAAAGAGCCGTGATACTAACACGGTACAAACAAAAGATGGTGTGCTGCAATCGGTTGGAGGAATTGAGGTTTCTCTATCTGCTACAACCATCATGTCTGAAGGTGATGAACTAATCACAAAACTAGAAAACGCTATGGATAAGGGCGAACTAGTTGAGATTTGGGAAATTGAAAAGAACGCTAAACAGGTCGCTGGTAAGTATGAAGCAACTTACTACCAAGCTTACATCACTTCATTCAACAAAACTAAGAATTCAGAAGACTTGGTTGAGTTGGAACTTGAGTTTGCGGTGAACGGCGTTGGTGCTAAAGGTTATGCTACTTTGAACTCAACTCAAGCAGAAGTTGTACAGTATCAATTTGCTGATACTACAAAAGCAGAAGGTTCTACTAGTTCAGATACGGTAGTAACTCGCCCAGGTGTTGTACCTGGTGGTTAACATCTAAGAGGGTTTCGGCCCTCTTTTTTATTATTTTTTACAAAAAGGAGAAAAGAAGAATGCAATTAACAATCAATGATAAAACGTACAATGTAAAATTTGGTGTGAAGTTCGTAAGAACATTGGATTCAGTTTTTGCAACTGAACGTGAAGGTTTAAAATTCGGGTTTTCTTTGAACACAAAAATCCCTGAATTAATGACAGGAAATATTGCTGCATTAGCGGATATCCTGTACTACGGAACAGTAACGGAATCGCCACGCCCATCTATGGCTAAAATTGAGGAATTCGTGGAAGAACATGAAGATCTTGAGGGGCTTTTTGATGAAGTTATTAAAGAATTGAGCGAATCGAATGCGGGTAAGTCGATGATGGCAGGGATGGAAGCGAACCTCGAGAAATAAGACAAGTTGAGAAAACTTCTCAAGAAACCTATGAAGAGATTGTTGTCAATTGTGTTCGCTTTTTGAATTTGACGGATATACAAGAAATTGGCAGGCTAACCATGTATGAGTATGAATTGCTGATGTGTGGTGTCTTGCTTCGAAAAGAAGACGAAGACGAACTATTGCATCGTTCTGCGTGGTTAAATCGTCAAGTTAAAGCTATGAAGTCAGACGGAAAAACTCCTGTTTATAAAAAATATAGTGATTTCTACAAAAAGAAAAGCACTAAAAAAGAAAAGTATCAGCTTTCGGAAGAAGAAAAAAATCTTTTGATGAAGGCGAATTTGTAAGGAAAGGAGGGTAAATATGGCTGAAAGTTATTCGGTTGAAGCGGTGTTGACCGCAGTAGACAAGAGCATGGGTTCTACCTTGAAAGGTTTGCAGAAATCAATCAGTGGTTTAGAGAAAGCTAAGGGTGTTTTTAATAGCGTTTCTGAACGTGGTAGCGCTATGTTTAAAACGATGCTTGGAGCGAATTTAGCCAGTCAAATGGTCGGTAATATGGTTCAGAGTGTTTCTGGCGGATTAAAAACGATGGTCGGAGAGTTGAATGACTCTAAGAAGGCTTGGGATACATTCGATGGAAACTTGAGCCAGCTTGGTTGGGGTAAGAAAGAAATTAACTCAGCCAAAGAGGCCATGCAGGATTACGCTACTAAAACCATTTATTCTGCATCAGATATGGCCATGACGTTCTCACAGATGGCCTCTATTGGTCGTAAAGATAGTGGGGAACTGGTTAAGGCTATGGGTGGTCTTGCAGCATCCGCAGAGCATCCTAAACAAGCCATGAAGTCACTATCTCAACAGATGGTTCAGGCATTGGCGAAACCCAAAATTCAATGGTCTGATTTCCGTGTCATGATGGAACAATCACCAGCTGGTATGAGTGCGGTCGCAAAAGAAATGGGTTTGTCGCTTAATGAATTGATTAATAAAATTCAGGCAGGACAAGTGAAAACTGATGACTTTGCGGAAGCTTTTAAAAAAGCTGGTGACAAAATGCAAAGCATGGCAACGAGTTATAAAACAATCGACCAGGCGATGGACGGATTGAATGAAACATTAGCTAATAAACTGAAGCCGTCATTTGATGTCTTATCAAAAGCTGGTATCAGAGCGCTTGAAGCGATTATGAATCAGCTTGATAAGATTGATTTCAGCAAGATGGCTACAAGTTTAGAGACAGTTCTAAATAAGATTGATTTTGACGCTATTGCTGAAAAGGTCTCAGGATTTGTAGCAAATGCAGTTGCTAAGATGAAAGAGTTTTGGCAAGGATTCCAAGGAACAGGTGCTATTTCAAGTTTCAGAAAGACGTTAGATGAAGTTTGGCAAGCCGTTAAGAAAGTGATTTCTTCTTTGGCTGGCGGTGATTTTGCGTCATTCGGTCAAAAACTAGGTAGAGGATTGACGATAGCTTCTGAAGCCTTACAGGCTTTTGCAAAGGTGGTGCAAAATTTAAGTCCAGAACAAATCAGGGGAATTGCCCAAGCTTTTATCGCTTTCAAGACAGCTAAATCAACAATTGGACCTGCAACAACTGCCTTAAATGGTCTTAGTAAAGCTGTTATTTTAACAAAAGGCGGGATTGCTGGTTTGAGAACTGTAAAAGATGTGGGAATGGCCTTAATCGGTATTTCTAAAGGTTCGAAAGCTGCAAGTTCAGCACTGACATTCATGGCTGGAAGTTCTAAACTAGCTAAATTTGCATTAGGTAGTTTGAATATCTTGACAAAAATTGGCGGTTGGATTATGCCAGCTATTTCAGCTATCGGAACGTTCGTTTCAGGCCTTATGGAAGGTTCAGCAATTATCGGATCATTTAGTTCCGCTTGGGGAGCGATAGCAGCAGTTGTATCAGGTCCAGTTGGCTGGATTATAGCTGGGGTCGCCGGAATCATAGCGGGCTTGGTCTTGTTGTGGAATAAATCAGAGGCATTCCGTAATGCCTGTATCGGGATTTGGAATGGCATTAAAGAAACTGCGTCGGGCGCTTGGGAAGCTATTAAATCAGCTTGGAATTCAGCTGTTGAATGGTTTTCTGGCTTATGGAACGGAATTAAAGAGACCGCTTCAGGCGTTTGGGGTAGTTTTTTGGAAAAAGTCGCTCCAATCGTCGAAGGACTGAAGAATGTTTGGAATAGCTTGACGGAATTCTTCTCCACACTATGGAGTACAATCACTCAAACCGCTTCTAATGTTTGGAATGGCATCGTTGAGGGTATTCAACCTATTATCGAGGGATTTAAAGAGGCTTGGAATGGTTTGACAGAATTCTTTTCTACGTTGTGGACTGGAATCACTCAAACTGCCACTACGGCTTGGACAGGTTTTACTGATTTTATGTCTCCTGTTGTCGAAACGATCAAAGCCGTTTGGACTGGATTTACTGAATTCATGTCTATTTTGTGGACTGGTGTTGTATCGACTGCTCAAGCAATTTGGTCTACGCTACAACCTATCATTTCTGCTGTTTGGCAAGCTATAACAGTATTGATTTCTACAGCTATTACCATTATTACTACTGTTATCCAAGCTGGAATGGCAGTCATTAAAGGCGTTTGGGATATTGCTTGGGGTACATTGTCAACAGTTGTTTCAACAGTATGGAATGTTATTGTTACGGTCGTATCAACTATATTGAATACTGTAGCTGAAGTCATCAGAGCCGGAACAGAGGCCATAAAAGGAAACTGGCAAGCGGCTTGGGATCATATTAAGAATGCTACATCTACCGTTTGGGAAGGTATTAAGAGTGTTGTTAACACTGTCATCAATGCCATTAAAACTATCATTGATACTGTTATGAATGCTATTAAGAATGTTATCGATACGATTTGGAACGGCATTAAGAGTTCTGTAACGAATATCATGAATGGTATTAAAGAGAGTGTGACAAGCATTTGGGAAGCTCTGAAATCAAGCATTACAAGTACGATTGAAGCTATTAAAACAACAGTAGTCGATACTGCTAACAACTTAAAAGAAGGTTTTGTAAATGCGATTGAAAATATGAAGTCAAGCGTAAGTGGAATTATTGATAATATCAAAAGTATTTTTGGTTCACTCGCTAACATTGACTTAGCTTCAGCTGGTAGTGCGATTATGAATGGTTTCTTAGGCGGATTGAAATCAGCCTGGGGAGCAGTGCAGAACTTCGTTGGAGGAATTGCCAGCTGGATAAAAGCCCACAAAGGGCCTATCTCATACGATAGACGTCTTTTGATTCCAGCCGGTGAGGCAATCATGGGTGGTTTCAATAGCGCTTTGATGACTGGTTTCGGCATTGTTCAAGGAAATGTGTCTGGAATGGCTGGTGGTATCCGCTCTATGTTTGATGACGCTGGTAGTCGTGTATCGGCTATGTCTAGTGCATTGCAAGACAACTTCACAAACAACGTTTCTGGCACATTGTCGGCGACTTATGAACTCAATCAGGCTAAGGAGCCAGCAGTGATTAGCTTGTCTCTTGGTTCAAATGATTTTAGAGCGTTTGTTTCTGATATTTCTAACATTCAAAACAAAGAAGAAAGGATTCGTTTAAAGGCTTCTAGTCTTTAGCAGGTATTTGTATGTATGATTTTCAAGATACCATTCGAGGAACTCCTCTAAGTGGGACAGGTATTGAATTAACCTTCGGATCATTAAATATCACTAATGAGATGAACAACTCAGACGGAACTTTTTATGTGGCAAATACGACCGGTCGTGATGTTTTGGATTTTAGCCATGAAACGACTGAGGTGAAAGGTCGTCATGGGAAATATTTCTATGGTATGCGTTACAAAGAACGTGAAATAGAGGTGCAAGTTCGCCTTACTGGTAATTCGAACGTTGCTATGCGAAAACAATACGAGCGATTAAATCGTTTGTTATTTTCAAGCGAGCCTCAACGCTTAGTTTTTGGAGATGACCCAGAACGTAGCTATAATGCAGTTTTTAGTAAAGTAAAAAAACCTGAACTTGAAAATGCGAATGATACAGTCATTAAACTTCACTTTATGTGTTATGACCCGTTCAAGTATTCTAAAGTTATTTCAGTATCAAGTAACCGTGTGGTCTACAATGGAGATTTTCCTTGTAGTCCCTTGTTGCGATTGCGAACATCCGCAGGTTCTGAAATTCGTATTTTACACGTTGAAAGCCAAAAATATATCCGGCTGAAAGCGACTTATATCAACGGCTCTAACTTAGTAGTAGATTGTGCTACTCGTTCAATTACCTTGAATGGCCGAAACGAGTTGACGAATTTCGACATGGTTAATAGTCGCTATTTTAAGTTGCAAAAGGGAACTAATACTTTTCAAGTTGTCGGAGCTGTGATTGAGAATATTGAGTACAGGGAGGTGTTCGCTTGATTTATTTGTTTAATCAAACAGAGCAGTTGATTGATGTAATAGACGAGAGTGTTTTAGTTGAATTCACTCACACAATCGAATTAAATCAATTTGAACGAGCGAACTTTGAACTTCCTGTTGATTACAAGCCGAAAATTATGAAAGAAGCGCAATTTTTCGGCTTTTTATCTAAAGATGGCTCATTCCGTGTTCAAAAGATTTCTGAAAAACGTTACGAAGATGTCCTGTCAATTGAAGGTATCGATAGAGCAGAAAGCGACTTGAGTGCCTTTATTATCGAAGACAAACGACCAAACGGATCAGCAGACCAGGCGCTAGAATCTGTTTTAGAAAATACAGGTTATCGTCTTGGAGAAAGACGAGGTCTGGTTTCTAGACAGAAGAACTCGTTTTACTATATCACTGCTCGAGAAGCCTTGGTAAAAATTATCGAAAAATATGGGTGTGAGTTTCGAACTCGGTATACCTTTGTTGAAAATAAAATCAATGGTCGCTACATTGATTTGTATCAGCGCATGGGTTCGGCAACCGGTCACCAGTTTGAATACGGTTCAAATATTCTTGATGTGACCTATGAAGAGTCTTCAGATGATGTTATCACTGCTCTTATTGGTCGTGGTAAAGGAGAAGAAAAGACCGACGAAAAAGGCCAATCAACTGGTACTTTTGGACGGAGAATTCAGTTCACAAATGTAGTATGGTCAAAAGCCAAAGGCGACCCAGTAGATAAGCCAGCTGGTCAGAACTATGTCTCGAATGAGGCATCAAAACGAGCATATGGATTACATCAGGACGGTGTTATTAAGCACCGTTTTGGTGTTTATGTGAACGAAAGTATTGAGACTCCTGAAGAATTATTAAAAGCTGCATACAGTGAATTAGAGAAACTTTCTGTACCAATCACAACATTCAAAGCCAGCTTGTTGGATTTAACCAATGAAATTGGTCGGGATATATGGGTAGGTGACAGTGTAGCAGTTGTCCGTGATGCAATTGGCATTGCGTTTGAAGTTCGTGTCCATAAAATAAAAATCGATAAATTAAATGATAATCGTTCTAGTGTTGAATTAGGTGATTATCAAACCTTAAAATCAAAAGATAGGGCCAGTAAGCAACAAGCTATCGAAGATGTGATTGGTGGACCTACTGATAGTCGAATTGAAGCCATCTTGGCAGAAATCGAAGCGGAAACTCAGAAAAAAGAACAAGAGATAAAAGAACAAATTCGTATTAATAGATTAGAAATTGATAATGCGAAGGTTTTAGCGACTCAAAAAGCCGAAGAGTTGAAGCAAGAAATCACTACGTCTATCAATAATAAGGTAGCTAGCTTTGAGGAACTGACTGCTAATATCGATAAGAAAGCAGCAGAAGCTTTAAAGAAGAGTGGAGTAAATGAAGTTCTAGCTAACGAAGCTAAGCAGATTGGGCTAGATTCTATTGCTAAACTTGAAGAGTTCAAAAGACGGGCAACGAACGCTCAGACGGTTTTGTCGGGTGATTTAGATGGCCTGAAACAGACGGTCACAAGTGAGGTTAATCAAGCTTCAGAACATCGCAGAACGACCACAGAGGCCCTTAGTCGAATGACTGGCCAGATGAATGGATTTGCGACGAAATCAGAGGTTAAGCAAGATATCGATGGATTGACTCAGGCATTCGCTAAAATGAAGGTCGGTAGTCGTAACTATGCTGAAGACTACGACTTCTCAAGAGGTCTTTGGCTGTATAGTCAAGGGGATAACAGTCCACAAGATTGGACTATCTCAAACGGCGAGTACAACGTCAAAGGAACGACCAACACTTGGAAGCAGATGCAAATCCATTCGAAAGAAGGTAGCCGTTCTTCTTGGAAGAGTTCAACAGCTCTTCTAGACTTGGAACTTGGCGAAACCTATACACTCTCATTCCAAGGGATTTGCTACTCTGGAAATCCTAGCGTTTGGGTCACTTTAAGAGCCAATCGAACAGCACCTGGCAATCATGAGATTATATATGGCACTTTTAATCTCACATCTAGCTGGCAGACTTATCAAGTCACTATTCCAGCACTGACCAAGCCTGATAATTTTGACTTCTGGAGGATTATTCTGGGCTATGACAAGATTGGCCATGTAGCCTTTCGCAAGATTGAATTGACCAGAAGTTCTACTCGTATAGATGCGGGTCCTGCTCCAGAGGATGGTAAGACGGACCTGGTCGTTGCCAAATCTGAATTTGAGAAGACTGCTGAAGGTTTGTCTGCTAAGATGACGGCAGTCGAGAGCTATGTCGGTCAAGATGGTCAGCGACAAGAAGCATTGAGAAGATACACTCGAGAAGAGAGTGCACGACAAGCGACAGCAGTTCGGGAACAGATATCCAAAGATTATGTCGGTAAGAACACCTTTCAAGAAAGTGTTCAAGGTGTTGAAAGACGCTTAGAAAGTCTCTCTCTTGGAACTAGTGGAAACCTGCTAAAAAATAGTAATGACGGTTTTCGAAACCAACAAGACAAGAGGTATAGGCTTGTTGAAACCTTGCAAGCTAATCAGACTTATACTTTAGTGTCTAAATATTGGAACGGAGAGAATGCGACTGGTCATACTTTCCTAGACGGAATTGGAAACTGGCGCCATCTCACATATAATAGTGCTATAGATGCTTGGATGGTTCAATTTACACCCACTCAAAAAATCCCAGCTGGGACTGAGATTACTTTGTCTTCTGATCCAGGGCGTTCGGTAGGAAACATGAGTTGGGCTACGCTTGTTCGTGGAGTTATCCCATTGATACACTGGCAACCTGCTAAAGGTGATATAGAAGAAGGTGTTACACATAAGCTGGCTGAATACAAAGAAACCGTTGATGGTCGTTTTGCTACGATTTCTAGTCAAATAAATGGCAAAGCTAATCAAGCAGACTTTCAACGTGTCAAAGAAACAAGCCAGCTCTATGAACGTATTCTTGGAAATTCTGAGAATGGGATTACTAACAATGTGGCTCGTATGGCTCTGACCAATCAGCTATTTCAGGTTGAGGTTGCTAAAAACCTTGGAAGTGACAATAACTTAATCGTCCGTTCGAAGTCAATGGACAGACATACGCTTGTTAATGAAGGCAATACGAAGCGAGTATTTGTGAATGATGGTATATTTACCATTCAATGCGCTGGTAATTCAGGTTATACATTCGCAGGATTCACATTACCACTCTACATCGATAGAATGGCCAGAGGTGAGACATACACTCTTAATTTTAAATATCGAATCATGGGACGGTTAGATCATAATTTTATAGTTGTTGCCAAAAATCACCAAGCTAACGAAGGAATTTTCTCTGCGGATGTAGCCACAAGTTCAACTGCGGTTTCGAGCGATTGGAAAGAATTCAACTCAACATACACTATTTCAAAAGATTTTGAATTTGGAGAACATAAACTTTATCCACTGTATTTCTACTTAGCTAAAAATGGCTGGGTTGAAATTAAAGAAATTATGCTTGTTCGTGCTGCTCAAACGAACGGATATAAAGCCAGTCAATTTGATGATATGTCCGAAGCCGTTCGCTCGGTTCAAAGTCAGCTAGCTGGTTCGTGGGCGGTTAAGAATTTGAATAATGCGGGTAACGTTGTTTCAGAGATTAACGCTCATTCTGGTGGTGTACGTTTAGCAGGTAAGACAATACAACTAGACGGTGAGGTGTTGATGAATGACGCCTTCGCTAAAAATGTCGTAACAGAAAGCCTGAAGACTGGTGATGCAAGGATTGGCAAGTTGTTAGCTGATACAGTGACTACTAGTATATTTAACGCTAATAATGCTGATATCCAGAGAGCATTTATCAGTAAGTTGATTGCTGAAAGAACATTCACAGATGGCTTAGTAGCTAATAATGCGTTCACTAACACTTTAACCGCTAACCAAGGCTTTATTAGTGCGTTGAAATCAAGAATCATAACCGCTGAATCAATTACATCTGATATGCTGAACGTTAACCAAGCGATGATTCGTAAGCTGGTTTCAAATTACATCTTCACGAACGAATTAACCGCCCAGAGAGGTTTCATCCATCAGCTTCAATCTAAAATTATCAATACTGAGGTACTTGACGCTTTTAGAGGGCGAATTGGTGGATTTAATCTTGGACCATTTCCACAAGGTGGTGGCCGTTGGATAGCTGGAAATAATCCATACATTTGTGGTATGGGTAACGGCGAAGGCGGTGGCGTCCGTACTGCTTTCTGGGCCAACTGGGGCAATAACTGGAATAAAGCTGGCTGGGGTTCTTGGGTCGTTAATACAGACGGTAAAATGTACTGCAAAAACGAAGCAAACTTTTACCATAAAGTGGATTTCGCAAATACATGTGCGGTTAATTTTTATAGCAGACCTAACGCTAGTAAAGGTATCTGGACAGGCGACGGAGAGATTAACGGTAACGGTTCAAATCCTGCTGGTGGTCAAAACGCAGTTGTCTGGTGGAATCAGCTCACGACTGGGAAATGGAGACAACACGCTGGTATTACAACCGCTTCAGATAGAAGATTAAAAGAGAATATTGAACCGACACCCGTAAAAGCTTTAGATAAAATCAAGGATTTGAATTTAGTGGCCTTTGACTATATCAAGGATAAATCCTATGAAGAAATCGGTTTGATTGCTCAAGAAGTCTTAGACGTCGTACCCAATGCGGTTAATGAATACGAGGGAAAAGATTCTCATTTGACGATCAACTACGCTAAGTTTATCCCTTATTTATTAAAAGCCATCCAAGAATTAAACAAAAAAATCAACTTAATGGAGGAAAGATATGGATCAATCATTTGACCAATTAGTAACAGAAGCGCTGGCTAAACGCTTATATGATGCAGAATTGCGTTGTGCTCAATTAGAGGCGCTCTATACGCTAACTGCTAAGGAATTGCAAGAAACTAACGAAGTATTGGCTTACGACTCGGCTTTGAAAGAGTTGTTTGAAGAAGTGAAGAAACAGAAAGCAGGTAATTAAGATGACAGTAACGAATTATGAATTGAACTACAAGAACCTTCGTGGTCGTGATACAACTGTGGTTTCCATTAAACTTGAGGACAAGGGTCGTTATTCAACTCATGAACGCGAATTAGCAGGCGACCGCATGGATGAATCAGATGAAACGTTGATTGAAGCGGTACTAGACATTATTCGTACTGAAATGGATCCAGCTGGCGCACTCGTCAAATTCCAAGCGAAGCTTGAACAGTCCGAGCAGAAGATTACTGAATCAGAAACCAAACAAAATGAACAGGGTGAAATCATGAATCTTATTAACAAGGTCATTCGTGTGATTGCTCTTGATTCAATCATGGGAGAAAAAATTTCGTACGGTACAACATACAAAGAATTGGTAGCACTGTTCCCACTTGCAGAGGTTGGAAAAACATATCCGCCTCATGGCTTGTTTACCATTGAAGACCCTAACCTTACAGAAATCAATGGTGAAGGTAAACGTGTATTGATTCAGGTCAATCGTGAGTTTACATACAACGGTGAACCACTGAGCGATTTCTTACAAGATGGAAGATATGGACATAACGGCGTTGGTTTAGCTTGGAAATTTGACGTGAAAGGATAAGACATGTATGGATATTCTGACAATTGTCGAACGTTTAATTAATAATCTTGCTCCAACCATTGGAGTGATTGCGACAGGCTGGTTTGGGTATAAGTCTGCAATAGGCCCGAGAAGAGCCAAGGAACAGACAGAGCAAATCATTGAGGAATTAAATGATGTTAAGGACAAGATTCAGGATGTCCAGGAAACTGCCAGCGACAGTAATTCAAAAATTGATGAAGTGAATGAAAAACTGGCGCAACATGACGAGGCGCATTTAGTAACTATGTACTTACGATTGGAACGAGATATTAAACGGGCCAAACGCAGAGGATATACCTTTAGTGATGAACTTAAAATCATTGAACGTATGCATGAAAATTATAAAAAATTAGGCGGTAATGGATATATAGACCGCCTTTTTGATGATTTCCAAAAACTTGAAATCAGAGAAAGTTCTGAAATTGTGTAGATATTTGTGAAAGGAAACAATATGATTAACTGGAAATTGAGATTTAAAAATAAAGTGACACTCATTGCTCTTATTGGAGCAATCTTTTTAATGCTTCAACAATTCGGCTTGGATATTCCAAAAAATATCCAAGATGGTGTGAACACATTCGTCTATGTCCTTGTATTGATGGGTGTGGTAAATGACCCAACTACAACAGGTTTAACCGATAGCAAGCAAGCACTTGAGTATGAAAAACCAAAAGGAGATGATGCGAATGTCTAAAAAACAGGAAATGATTCAATTTTTCATTGACAAGGCCAACGCAGGCGATGGAGTTGATAATGATGGAGCTTATGGCTTCCAGTGCGCTGACGTGCCTTGTTATGGGGTACGTCATTGGTACGGTGTGACCCTTTTGGGTAACGCTTATGACTTACTTGAGTCAGCACGTTTACAAGGCTTGAAAGTCGTGTATGATGCTGACTATCCAAAGGCTGGTTGGTTCTTCGTGAAATCCTACGTGGCAGGCGACGGTGTCAATTATGGGCATACAGGGCTTGTCTATGAGGACTCAGATGGATATACCATCAAGACGATTGAGCAAAATATCGATGGCAACTGGGACTACCTTGAAGTAGGTGGCCCTTGTCGCTACAATGAGAGATCTGTCGATGAAATCGTTGGGTATATCGTACCGCCTGAAGAAGTTGAAACAGGCTGGCAACAGAACCAGTACGGTTGGTGGTGGGTTCGTGAAGACGGCTCATACCCAACCGATAAATGGGAGAAAATTAACAACGTTTGGTACTATTTCGACGATAAAGGCTTTATGAAGCGTAGTACCTGGTTGAATTATAAAGATGCTTGGTACTGGTTCACGGATTCAGGCTCTATGGCCACTGGCTGGGCTCGTATCAATAATGCTTGGTATTACTTCGATGAAGAAGGCAAGATGGTTACTGGTTGGATTAAACATAAGCTTACTTGGTACTACCTAGACAGCAAGGAAGGCAACATGGTATCTAATGCTTTCGTCCAATCAGCAGACGGAACAGGCTGGTACTACATCAAACCAGACGGAACAATGGCAGATAAGCCAGAATTCACAGTTGAGCCAAACGGCTTGATTACTAGTACAGTTAAATAAAAAGAAAGATTCAAATTAATTATACACAGGAGAACCGCAGGCTCAGGCTTGCGGTTTTTTTGTTTGCTCAAAATGGAAAAAACAGTGATGGTACTCACTGTTTTTCTTGTAGTTCCTGGGCGTATGTTGTCATGCTGATAGCATGTTTTAGACGCATGTTCATAATATCTGATACACCATTTTTATACTTATCTACTGCCTGAATAGACAAGCCACAGTTTTTGCTGATAGCATAGGCTGTGGCGTTGTCAAAAAGCCAGCGGATAGCTTCAATATCTACTGACATATATTACCTCGTAAAATACC